TAGATTTTATTTCTGCAGACGCGTCATCTAATGCAAAAACTATTTCATTAAAAGTCTATCCAACTTCCAATGGAACGCTTTCTTTTGAAGGTAACACTGGACAATTATTCTCTATCACAGACTCAAGGTCCGGAACAATATTCTCTGTTAATGATATCTCTGGTATACCTTCTATAGAAGTTCTTGATACTGGATTAGTAAAACTCGCTCAATATGGTGGCGAGGTTCAAATCGGACCTTCAACAGTTTTAATTTCGGAAAATTATACTACCACAACCACAAATCAAATTACACTAGACAGCTTTCCCGCAGCAACATATAGAACAGCAACTTATGAAGTGCAAATGACTTCATCTACAAATTATCATACAATAACACTAAAACTAATACATAACGGCACAACAGTTTATCTCGCTCAATATGGAGAAATATTCACAAATGCTTCTCTAGGAACATTTGATGCTACAATTACTTCCGGTAATATGAATTTATTATTTACTCCAACCAATGCTACTACCGTAGTAAAATTAACAAGACAACTAATCTTGGTATAAAATGGCAACAAATAAACCCTTTGAAATAAAAAACGGATTAATTGTTGGGGATACTCTTGTCGCAAATTCAACTGGTCATTGGGTAGGTCCATCAACAAATATAACCGGAGATCAAGGATTTCAAGGAAATATTGGGATAACTGGAAATGTTGGATTTACTGGAATAGCAGGATTCCAAGGTAGACAAGGAGTACAAGGTTCTACTGGTCCTCAAGGCGTACAAGGCGCTGTAGGTGCTACTGGTAATATTGGAGTTCAGGGCGCTATCGGAATAGCAGGATTTCAAGGTAGGCAGGGCGTTCAAGGTTCTACTGGTCCTCAAGGCGTACAAGGCGTGGTTGGTGCTACTGGAAATGCTGGAGTTCAGGGCGCTATCGGAATATCAGGATTTCAAGGTAGACAAGGAATACAAGGTTCTACTGGTCCTCAAGGCGTTCAGGGAGCAGTTGGTGCTACTGGAAATAGTGGAATAGCAGGATTCCAAGGTAGACAAGGGTTTCAAGGCACACAAGGTCCACAGGGACCACAAGGAGTTCAGGGAGCAGTTGGTGCTACTGGTAATGCTGGTGTGCAAGGTGCTATTGGAATAGCAGGATTTCAAGGTAGACAAGGAATACAAGGTCCACAGGGACCACAAGGAGTTCAGGGAGCAGTTGGTGCTACTGGTAATATTGGAGTTCAGGGTGCTATCGGAATAGCAGGATTTCAAGGCAGACAAGGGTTTCAAGGTTCTACTGGTCCACAAGGAGCACAAGGCGCTGTAGGTGCTACTGGAAATGCTGGAATAGCAGGATTTCAAGGAAGACAAGGATTCCAAGGCGCACAAGGACCACAAGGACCACAAGGCGTTCAAGGCGCTGTTGGTGCTACTGGTAATACTGGAGTTCAGGGTGCTATTGGAATAGCAGGATTCCAAGGTAGACAAGGAGTCCAAGGTCCACAGGGACCACAAGGTGTACAAGGTGCTGTTGGCGCTACTGGACCGCAAGGAGTTCAAGGGACAGTTGGAATAGCAGGATTTCAAGGTAGACAAGGAGTCCAAGGTCCACAGGGACCACAAGGCGTACAGGGAGCAGTTGGCGCCACTGGTCCTCAAGGGGTTGCTGGAATAGCAGGATTCCAAGGCAGACAAGGATTCCAAGGCGCACAAGGTCCGCAAGGAGCACAAGGAGCACAAGGCGCTGTAGGGGCTACTGGTCCTCAAGGAGTTGCTGGAATAGCAGGATTCCAAGGCAGACAAGGATTCCAAGGAGCAAATTTAATAATTCCTGCCAATAATCTTAGTACATTAGGAGTAAATGCTGCACTTGGCGGAACTGGAGAAATACGAGCATCTGGAAATATCATAGCAGCATACTCAGATCAAAGATTAAAGAAAAATATAAACAAAATTGAAAATTGTTTAGAAAAAGTATTAAGTATAAGTGGAATTTATTTTACTCAAAATAAGTTAGCAGAAAAGTTTGGATATAACGATTATAGTAAAAAAATAGGATTGATAGCACAGCAAATAAAACCTTTTGCTCCTGAAATAGTTAAACCTGCTCCTTTTGATACGGATTCCGATGGAAATAGCATTTCTGGGGAAAATTACATAACAGTACAATATGAAAAATTAATTCCAATAATAGTAGAAGCTATAAAAGAACAACAAAAGCAAATTAAAGAACTTTTAACATTAAGAAACTAATCAGATGGCAGAACAATCTAAACTAATAATAAAAAATGGATTAGTTGTTGGAAATACTTCAGTTATTTCCAACAATTCTGTTTGGATTGCTTCTACAACGAACATAAAAGGTCCGCAAGGACCACAAGGATTTCAAGGCGTTCAAGGATTCCAAGGACCACAAGGAGCACAAGGACCACAAGGGTCTCAAGGAATTGCGGGAGTTACAGGACCACAAGGCATACAAGGGGTTGTTGGTAGACAAGGGTTCCAAGGTCCACAAGGATTTCAAGGAGCGCAAGGACCACAGGGAGCACAAGGTGCTGTCGGTGCTACTGGACCCCAAGGAGTTCAAGGTGCTGCAAGTTCTATTGCAGGGTTCCAAGGTCCACAAGGGTTTCAAGGCGCTCAAGGTCCACAAGGTGCACAAGGAGCAGTTGGTATTACTGGACCACAAGGAGTTCAAGGAGCAATCGGCGTAACAGGAGTCCAAGGAGTCCAAGGTCCACAGGGACCACAAGGTGCACAAGGTGCAGTTGGTGCTACTGGAAACGCTGGAATTCAAGGAGCAGTTGGCATATCTGGATTCCAAGGTAGACAAGGAGTCCAAGGAGCGCAAGGACCACAGGGAGCACAAGGTGCTGTCGGTGCTACTGGACCCCAAGGAGTTCAAGGCGCTGCAAGTTCTATTGCAGGATTTCAAGGCAGACAAGGGTTTCAAGGCGCACAAGGTCCACAGGGCGCACAAGGAGCAGTTGGTATTACTGGTCCTCAAGGAGTTCAAGGAGCAATCGGCGTAACAGGAGTCCAAGGAGTCCAAGGTCCACAGGGACCACAAGGTGCACAAGGTGCAGTTGGCGTTACTGGACCACAAGGAGTTCAAGGTGCTGCAAGTTCTATTGCAGGATTTCAAGGCAGACAAGGGTTTCAAGGCGCACAAGGTCCACAGGGCGCACAAGGAGCAGTTGGCGTTACTGGACCACAAGGAGTTCAAGGCGCTGCAAGTTCTATTGCAGGATTTCAAGGCAGACAAGGAGTCCAAGGTCCACGAGGTCCACAGGGCGCACAAGGAGCAGTTGGCGTTACTGGACCACAAGGAGTTCAAGGTGCTGCAAGTTCTATTGCAGGATTTCAAGGCAGACAAGGAGTCCAAGGTCCACAGGGACCACAAGGTGCACAAGGTGCAGTTGGCGTTACTGGACCACAAGGAGTTCAAGGAGCAGTTGGAATAGCAGGATTCCAAGGTAGACAAGGAGTCCAAGGTCCACAAGGTCCGCAGGGCGTTCAAGGGATATCTAATGTTTTGCAAACATCAGTAACTGCGTTAGGAGTTGGAACCCCAGCAGGACCAACAGGAGAAATAAGAGCAACCGGAAACATAACTTCGTATTATTCTGACATAAGGTTAAAAGATAATATAGAATCTATAAAAAATGCTAGTGAAAAATTATATCAATTAAATGGAATTTTTTATAAACAAAATAAGTTTGCAGAAACCTTTGGATATAAAGATTATAGCAAACAAATAGGAGTTATAGCACAAGAAGTTCAAAAAATTATACCAGAAGCTGTTGCATTAGCACCATTTGATATTGATGAAAATCACAATAGCATCACAGGTTTAAATTTATTAACGGTTAATTATGAAAAATTAATTCCATTAATAATAGAAACTATAAAAGAACAACAAAAAGAAATAGATTTATTAATAAAAGAAATAAAATATGGCAGCTAATAATAATTTCGTTGTAAAAAATGGCATATCTATAAATCTAAATGAAATAATTTCATCAGAAGGCATTTGGACTGGTCCCGCTTCAAGCTATTCCGGATCACAAGGACCACAAGGAGCACAAGGACCACAAGGCGCTCAGGGTGCTGTGGGTGCTGCTGGACCACAAGGAGTTCAAGGAGTAGCAGGATTCCAAGGTCCACAAGGATTTCAAGGCGCTCAAGGTCCACAAGGTCCACAGGGAGCACAAGGCGCAGTTGGTGCTACTGGACCACAAGGCATACAAGGGGTGGCAGGGTTCCAAGGTCCACAAGGATTTCAAGGAGCGCAAGGTCCACAAGGTCCACAGGGAGCACAAGGGGCGGTTGGCGTTACCGGACCACAAGGAGTTCAAGGGGTGGCAGGGTTCCAAGGTCCACAAGGATTTCAAGGCGCTCAGGGTGCTGTGGGTGCTGTCGGTGCTACTGGACCCCAAGGAGTACAAGGTGCTGCAAGTTCGATTGCGGGGTTCCAAGGTCCACAAGGATTTCAAGGAGCGCAAGGTCCACAAGGTCCACAAGGCGCTCAAGGGGCAGTTGGTGCTATTGGACCACAAGGAGTACAAGGAGTAGCAGGATTTCAAGGGGTAGCAGGATTTCAAGGCGCTCAAGGTCCACAAGGCGCTCAAGGCGCTCAAGGCGCAGTTGGTGCTACTGGTCCTCAAGGAGTTGCTGGAATAGCAGGATTTCAAGGGGTAGCAGGATTCCAAGGCGCTCAAGGTCCACAGGGAGCACAGGGGGCAGTTGGTGCTACTGGACCGCAAGGAGTTCAAGGAGCGGCTAGTTCAATTGCAGGATTTCAAGGCAGACAAGGAGTTCAAGGTCCACAGGGTCCACAGGGAGCACAGGGGGCAGTTGGTGCTACTGGTCCTCAAGGAGTACAAGGAGCGGCTAGCAATGTGGTAACTGAAGTTACAGCACTAGGAGTTAATACTATAGCAGGAACAACAGGAGAAATAAGAGCAACTGGACAAATTACTGCATATTATTCTGATAAAAGATTAAAACAAGTTTTAGGAAATGTTGACAATTGTTTAGAAAAGATAAGTAAAATACATGGTGTATATTACGAACAAAACGAATTAGCTAATTCATTTGGATATAAAGACTCTTCAAGACAAATAGGATTTATAGCACAAGAAATACAAGAAGTGCTACCAGAAGCAGTAAAAATTGCCCCTTTTGATTCTAATAAATATGGACATAGTATTTCTGGAGAAAAATATTTAACCGTACTATACTCAAAAATAGTACCGTTATTAATAGAAGCATTAAAAGAACAGAAAATACAGATAGATGAACTAAAAACAAAAAATTGAGGAATATTATGAAAGGTGAATGGTGTTATTTTAAATCATATTTTGATAAAGATACTTGCGAAAAAATAATCAGAGATGTTCAATCCATTCCATCACAAGATGCTCTTGTTGGTAATATCGATGCTTTCGCTGATTATAAAAATAGAAGAAGTAAAATAAAATTTATTCATAGTTCAAATTGGAGATTTGCGTATATATTTGATGCATTATGGAAAGCAGCAATAAGTGCAAATAATGATTTTTTTGACATACACATTACTAGATTAAATTTCATTCAATTCGCAGAATATAGTCACGAAGACCAAGGAGAATATAAAAACCATCACGACGTTTTTTGGTTAAACAATGATCCCGTTTATCATAGAAAACTTTCTTGTGTAATCCAACTATCAGACTCTACTGAATATGAAGGTGGAGATTTTGAGTTAGTAGATGTATCAACATATCCTGATGCTTCTGAGATTAGGCAACAAGGATCGACTATATTTTTTCCTTCATTTTTTACACATAGAGCAAATCCAGTAATAAGAGGAACTAGATATAGTATTGCTGCATGGTTTGAAGGTCCGAAATGGAGATAATATGCACCCAACCATACATTATAATGAACCGTTTGATTATTACATTATAGATGATTTTTTAGAACCATCTATCGCAAAAAAGATATCAGAAGAATTTATCCCATTTGAATCCACACATTGGTTCGATTATAATAATCCATTAGAAATAAAAAAAACTTTAAACAATTGGTATCATTTTCCAGAAACCACTTATAAGTTTTTTTCTTATCTAAATTCAAAAGAATTCGTAGAAATAATTCAAAATATAACACAAACAAATAATCTATATACTGATATCGGATTACATGGTGCTGGCTGGCACATTCATGGTAACGGTGGGAAATTGAATGTACATCTAGATTATTCAATTCACCCAAAATTAAAATTACAAAGAAAATATAATTTTATAATATATCTATCACAGGAATGGGATCCAAAATGGGGAGGCAATTTAGAATTTTGGTCACACGATTTTCTAAACAAAAAACCAAAAGAAAAAATTGCCCAAGTGGATTGTATATTCAATAGAGCAGTAATTTTTGACACTACCAAAAATTCTTGGCATGGGTTTAACGATCCCATAACTTGCCCAAATAATACATATAGAAAAAGTATTGCTTGTTATTACCTAACTGACCCAGAAGAAATCACAGAGGAACGATACAGAGCATTATATTCAGCATCAAAATCTCAAGAGAATGATAGAAACATTGAACAATTGATTAAAAATAGAAGTAAATTATGAATAAAAAATGTAAAATTGTTATGATTACCATGTTTAAGAATGAAGCAAGATCCATAGAAAGAATGCTAAATTCTTGTTTACCTTTTGTAGATTACTATGTTCTTCAGAACAACGGATCGACAGACGGTTCCGATCAAATAGTAAAAGATTTCTTGATTAATAACGAGTTATCCGGAACTTTATATGATGTAGAAGAAGGTTGGGTTGGATTTGGATGGAATAGAGATCATTTAATTCAAACATGTCAAGATATTGATCATGGATGTGATTGGATTTTAAAGATGGATTGCGACGAAGTTTTGGAGATTGATGAAGATTTTGACTGGGATTTAATATCAGATACTTCTATCCAAGCGTTCCACATTCCAGCGGTAAGTGGGAGTTGTGTATATTACAGAGCATGGATGTGGAATGCAAAACTTCCTTGGAGATTTAATCATGATACTTGTCATGAAACAATTTACTGCGAAATTCCAGAAATTGATAAAAATTTTATATGTAAGGATTTACCTAAATCATTTAGACAAGTTGGATATAATGAAGGGCAAAGTTGGTCGGTTCCAACAAAATTTATAACAGATTCTCTAATATTAGAAGAAAAAATGATTAGAGAAAACACTATTCATAGTGATATATATCATTTTTGGTATATTGGAAAAAGTTATGCTGACGCATACCCTTCAACCGCATTTCCTCTTGGAAACAATCAACAAAAAGAGTATGCTAGAAGGTGCATCTATTATTTTACAGAATATTTAAATTTGATGCACGATTTTGATAAGACCAAAAAAGCAAAGTTTGTAGACGAAACTTCTTACATGTCACTAATTTTAATGGCAGAGGCATATATATTCTTAAATAAAGAAGACAACGCAATAGAGTGTTATATTCTTGCAGAATCTTTTGCTCCAAAAAGAAATGATCATCTTTTTGGATTAGCAAGAATTTATAAACGTTTGAAGCAATATGAAGAAATGTTACAAATCACTTCTGTAATGATTAACCCAGAAAGAAAAAACCCTTTCCCAGAATATTGTAATTTTATAGATTCTTCTTTATATATCAATGAAGAAAATAATGTCGTAGAAGAACTTCATAATTTTGCATTATCACATAATACAAAAGAACAACATATTCCATTACCATTTTATATAAATTTAAATAAAGATAAAAATTTATTTGTAGTTGATAATTTTTATACCAATCCAGATGATGTCAGAGATTTTGCATTAAATTTTGTTGAATATAAAGAAGATTTAAATTGGTATAAAGGGTTAAGATCTACAGTAACATATAGACCAGATGGTATAAAAGAAGCATTTGAAGAAATAATAGGAAAAAAGATTTATAATTTCGAAGAACACGGATTTAATGGAGTTTTTCAGATAACAAGCGCAAAAGATCCCCAAGTATATCATTATGATGCACAAAAATGGGCAGCAATGATATATTTAACCCCAAATTCTCCGCTAGAAAGCGGAACAAGAACCCATAGATCCAAATTAAACGGAACAAAACACGCATCAGAACCAAACGTTGATTTTGCATTTAATGGCAATTTCTATGACAGCACTAAATTTGAAATTATTGATAATGTGGGGAATATATACAATAGATTAGTAATAATGGATGCTCAAAATATCCATTCTGCTGGTCCATATTTTGGCTCTGCTATTCATGATAGTAGATTAACTCATTTATTTTTCTTCGATTAATTATGAAATTTAGCATTATAACCCCAGAACATAATAAAAATAATCCGTATTTGATGGAATTGTTCGAATCCATAGAAAACCAAACTTATGAAAATTGGGAATGGGTAATATTATTAAATAATGGTTGCGAATTCGAAGACCTTCCAGAACAAATTTTATACCATGATAAAGTAAATGTATACAAACTAGAAGAAACCAATTCAAATATTGGATTTATAAAAAATAAAGCATTTCATCTTGGGTCCGGAGATGTTTTAGTAGAAGTTGATCATGATGATATATTAATAGAAAATTGTTTAGAAAAATTATACGAAGTATATCAAGATGAAAACATGGGATTCGTATATAGCGATAATGCCGTCTTACATATGACCGATGAATTTTCCCCATATGACGCAAATCAAGGGTGGGAATATTCTATTTATAATTGGAAAGGTCGAGATTTAATTTCTATGAAAAGTTTCGAACCATCTTCTCAAAGTTTAGGTTATATTTGGTATGCTCCAGATCATGTCAGATCTTGGAGGTCTAATGTCTATAAAGAAATTGGAGGACACAATCCAGAATTATCAGTATGCGATGATCATGAATTATGTATTAGAACATATCTACACACTAAAATGAAAAGAATTCCGGAAGTTCTTTATATCTATAGAATTACCGGGGAAAATACTTGGTTGGAAAGAAATCAAGAAATACAACAAAAAACAATAGAATTATTCAATAATTATATTCAACTTTTAGCAGAAAAAGATTGCGAAGAAAAAGGATTATTGAAAATTGATTTGGGAGGGGGTTTAAATCCGTATAAAGATTATAAAACCGTTGATATCACAGAATCTGCGGATTTTCAATACGATTTAAATGAAGGGATACCGTTACCAGATAATAGCGTAGGAGTTATCAATGCCAGTCATATATTAGAACATTTAAAAGATCCTATCAAATCTATGAGCGAAATTCATAGGGTGTTATGTCATGGTGGATGGGCTTTTATAGAAATTCCAAGCACGGATGGAAGAGGAGCATTCCAAGACCCCACACATGTAAGTTTCTGGAACGAAAATAGTTTTTTATATTATACCGATAAATATCTTGCTAATTTTATAAATAATAAATATATAAGATTTCAAGAATATTATAAACAAACATATTTTCCAAATGAATGGTTACAACAAATAAATGTTTGTGTTACTTCCGCATATTTAACAGTTATTAAAGACGATTCTATCCGATACCCCGGATTTTTAAAAATATAAATACTAATATAAACAACTTATAGGTATCAATATGCCAAAATACAATCAATCAAACGTTTCAGGAGAATTGTGGAGAAGATCTCCTCAAATAATTTGTTATAATAATTATAATCAAAATCCAGTAATACTTTTTGATGAAGAAGATATAATAGTATTGAATAATGGAGAATTTGCATCCAATAGAATCCAGTCAAAATTACATCAAGAATTTAATTCTGATAACGCTAATACTGCATTTGAGTTGAGAAACCCGGAAACAGAAGAATATATAGGAACATTTGCAACATACAAAGATTTATACGTATTAATGTATTCTTTATATTTTCATTTGGCAAAGGAGAGAGACAAAGGACCACAACCATATCCAAGTTGGATATGGAACGACCAAACTAATTCGTGGGATGCTCCTATCCCAAAACCGGAAGATGGACAAGAATATTATTGGGATGAAAGTTCTCAAGAATGGGTTATCGTTGCATAAGGAGAACTCATCATGACAATGGTAGCGAGTGGATATATTGAATTAGGTCCAAACGCAGCAGCAGCTACACCAAACACCTCAATTGGAACAGAGTTAAAAAGAACTGCATATGCGTCAACAAACTTAACAGAAACAGATTGTAGATATTTAGGTGGAATCAACACAGGACAAATAGGGTTTTCTAATTTTTATTCAAAATATGTGATACAAGGACAAACTTTTGCAACTAGCACCAGTGGAAATTGGACAGTGCCAACAGGAGTTTATTATGTCAGCATATTATGTATTGGCGCTGGCGGCGGAGGTGCAGCGCTTTCTGGAAGCACCACTTATTCTGGAGGCGGAGGTGCATTATCATATACAAATAACATACCAGTAACACCAGGAGAAGTTTTATCATATGTTGCAGCACCTATAACCGCAAGACAAGCGCAAGGAGGAACGTCTTCTGTTTCTAGGGGGGCAACTGTTCTTGTAAGTGCTGCTGGAGGAAGCCAATATGCAACAGGAGGTCAAGCTTCTGCTGGAGTTGGATCTGTTAAATATTCTGGAGGAAATGGGAATTCTTATACAGGTATAGGATCTGCTGGCGGTGGAGGTGCAGCCGGATATTCTGGAGTTGGAGGAACCGGAGGAAACCCATCCACACAAGCGGGAACTGCTGGATCTGGAGGAGGTGGCGGAGGTGGCGGAGGGTCGTCTTCATTCAGTACTGGTGGAGGCGGAGGAGGAGTAGGGAATATCGGAGAAGGACCAAGTGGTGCTGCTAGTGGGACAAACGGAGGAGCAGGAAAGGGCGGTTCCTATGGAACAGATGGAGTTGGTGGATTTCTTTTAGGTGGTGCTGGTGGAGGATATGGTGGAGGCGGTGGAAGTGATACAACAGGAACCGGTGGTGCTGGTCTGGTAAGGTTTATGTGGGGAGTAAACAGATATTACCCATCAACAAATACTGGAGTATTATAAATATTAATTAAAAAGAAGAATCTCCAAAATATTTACTACAACCTTTTATAAACAATTCTGCTGGTTTAATAGAACTATTAGAATCAGACCCCCCTAATAAATTAATAGAATAACTTCTAAATTTCCTCCCTATCCTCGTTTTATAAATAATAGTATAATTAACCGAGGATAGGGAATCGGAATGTCAACTAAAAATTTTATCACTAAGCATGGTATAGATGTCAATTATAAGGTGTGTATCGATGATTAAATACTCATATAAAATAACAAAATTTAACATAAATCCAGATTCTAAACAACTAACTTCTGTTGAGTGGTGGTATGTCGGTAAAGAAAACGATTGTAAATATGAAATTTATAACGTAACGCAATTAGACGTCAAAGGGAAAAAGTTTATTCCCCTAGAAAATTTACAAGAAAAAGAAGTAATTAAATTCATTGAAAGTTCTTTAGACAAAGAATATATTAAATCAATGAAAGAAGTTATTACAATGGAAATCGATAAACAAAAAACTCCAGAAACAGTATCAATAACACCACCTTGGATAGAAAATGTCTAACGTATCAACAAGAGACGAATTAAAAGATTATTGTTTAAGAAGACTTGGCTTTCCAGTAATTGAGATAAATGTATCTGAAGAGCAAATTGAGGATCGTTTGTCTGATTGTATGCAGTTTTACATTGATTATCATTATGATGCAACTTCTAAAGCATATTATAAACACACAATAACTCAAGAAGATATTGAAAATAGATATATAACGGTTCCAGATTCATTAATTGGGGTTACTAGAATATTACCGCTGAACAATTTGCTGAGTAAGTCGTATATGTGGGATATTCGGTATCAACTAATCCTCAACAACCTTTGGGATTTAACCTCTACTTCTATGGTTCCGTATACTATAGCAATGCAACATATTCGCGGATTAGAAATGTTGTTTAACGGCGAAATTCCCATAAGGTTTCAAAGACATCAAAATAAAGTTAAGATTGATATGGGTTGGGGTACTGAACAATGTCCAGAAGGAACCGTTATTGTTATTGAAGGATACCAAATAATAGACCCAGAAGAATACTCCGACGTGTTTAACGACCGTTGGATTAAAAGGTATTCTACAGCATTGATAAAACGTCAGTGGGGAGAAAATATGAAGAAATTCGGGCAAATTTCTCTACCGGGTGGCGTTACTTTAAATGGGGATAGAATATATCAAGAAGCAGTTGATGAAATTTCAACACTAGAAAACGAAATGTTGGTTAAATATTCAGAACCGCCAGAATTCATGATTGGGTAGAAAATAATGCCAACAAACCCATATTTCGATTTCTATAAGAATAGACCAGAACAAAACCTCGTAGAAGATTTAATTCACGAGGCAGTTAAGATGTTCGGGTTTGATTGTTATTACATACCCAGAAATGAAGCTGCTGTATCTGATCTACTTTATGGCGATGACCCGTTAAAGAAATTTGATGCTGCATACCCTATGGAAGTGTATTTAACAAATTCTGTAGATCCCGGCATGAACAACGATTTCTTTTCTAAATTCGGGCTAGAAATTAAAAATACAATTAGAATTCAAGTGCCTAGAAGAGCATTTGCTAAAAGAGTACCTCAAGATACCCACACCAGACCAAAGGAAGGGGATTTAGTGTATATTCCATTTTTGTCTGGTACTGGCGAATTATATGAAATTAAATATACCAACGACGCCACAGACTATTTCACTTTGGGTAGAAAACAGCCATATTATTGGGAACTTGAACTAGAATTATTCAAATATTCTCATGAAGATATGAATACGGGGGTAGAAGAGATAGACGTTGTTGAACAAGTTAATTCTTTTGCTATTGATTATATATTGGATACTGGTACTGGCAACTTTAAAGTCAACGAATTAGCATATCAAGGTCCGGTAGGTTCACCAACAAGTTTCGCCACAGTACAAAATTGGAACGCTCCAACAAAAACTTTAAAAGTTACCAATATGTCTGGTATATTTGATTCTGATTTAAACGTTATTGGTTCTGAATCCGGAGCAAATTACTCTATACAGAATTTTGATGAATTGGATAACCCTCAAATTAGAGACGGTTGGGATAATAAGGTTATTGAAGATATTAGCGATACAGTAATAGATACTTCGGAAAGTAACCCATTTGGAATATTATAATGACCGCAATAAACCATTATCATAAATGTGTCCGCAAAATCACTTCTGCGTTTGCTTCAATATTTAATAATATAGTATTAATTAGGGACAATAACCAAAGAATCGTTGTTCCTATAGAATATGGAGATAAAGAAAAATTTGTTAAGAGGTTGCAAGGCGATCCAGAATTGGATAAAAAAGTCCAAGTCCTTTTACCTAGAATGTCTTATGAGATGGTTGGGTTTAATTATGATAAGGATAGAAAATTAAATACAAACAATAAAAATTTCTCTTCAAATCCGGATAATGCAGATAAAGCGTTTATGCAATATAATCCGGTTCCTTACGATTTCAATTTTGGATTGACAATATATACCAGAAATGTTGAAGATGGAAATCAAATTATAGAACAAATCCTTCCATACTTTACCCCAGATTATTCTTTAAGAGTTACTTTAGTACCAGAAATGGGTATAACTAAAGTAATACCTATTGTTTTAAACGACGTTAGATTAATTATAGAATCTGATGGGATGTTTAATACAGAAGTAAGAACAGTAATTTGGACTTTGAGTTTTACAGCTAAAGGGTTTATATTTGGGGCAGTTAAAGATGTTCCTATCATCAAAGAAGTAAACGAAAATTTCTTATTTGGTATTGGTGGTTCTTTCGATTCTGGAATCGGTACTTCTTGTAATCCAAATGGATCAAAATCTTTTAATGTGGACCCCGACGGATATGGCGACTATATAAATGGAGAATGGGTTTATCAGGGACAAAAATACGATTTGGCGTATGCTACTGGTAAGGTTGGGGATTGGAATGCAAATTCTAATACTGTTTATATTACCGATATTATGGGCAATTTCAAACTTAATCAACCAATAGTAGGAACAGATTCTCTTTCTATTCACGTACCAATTTCTGCCACATCAAACGATATGATAGCGTTCACAAAAACAATTACGGTATCCCCGAATACAGCAAACGCTAATTCTTACTGGCAACCAGAACTATCTATTACAGAATACGTTACATAAACATTATTATGAGCAAATTTGATGAAAAAATGGAAAACTTTTTTGAAGTTGCTCCATCTGAACCCAACAACCTTCCAGAGAAAATTTCTTCTTCAGAACCAATACCCCATGAAACTCTAGACGTAGATTTAAAGAAAGACTACGAAACAGCCAGGGAAAATTTTCACGAATTGATTGAGGTTGGTAAAGACGCAGTACAAGATATATTAACTATCGCAAGGGAAAGCGAAAAAGGAAGGGATTTTGAAGTTGCTGCAAATTTGCTTAAAAACGTATTGGACGCAAACCAACAATTATTAGATATACATAAAAAAGTAAGAGATATTTCTAATTACAAAAATCAAAAAGAAGAAAAAACCACAATCAATAATGCTTTATTTGTTGGTAGTACGACAGAATTAAGCAAAATGCTCAAAGATCTAAATTCAAAAGAAAAAATTATCGAAAATTAAATTATGATAGAGTCTTCTTATAGAGCTAATCCACAGCTCAAGCGTGAAGGAATACAAATAGAGTTTACTCAGGAGCAAGTAGAAGAATATATTAAATGCGCGTCTGATCCAATATATTTCATCCAAAATTATGTAAAAGTGGTCCATGTAGATAAAGGCGTTATTCCTTTTAATATGTGGGATTTCCAAAAAGACATGATTAAAACGTTTCACGAAAACCGTTTTAGTATTGTTAAGTGTCCTCGTCAGGTGGGAAAAACAGTTTCTTCTGTGGCGTACATTCTTTGGATGACTTTATTCAATGACGATCAAAACATAGCAATCCTAGCAAACAAAGGCGACCTAGCAAGAGAAATTCTCGATAGATACCAACTCGCATATGAAAACTTGCCTATTTGGTTACAACAGGGAGTTAGAGTTTGGAATAAAGGTTCTATTGAATTAGAAAACGGTTCGAAAGTATTGGCGTCTGCTACTTCTTCAAACGCCATACGTGGTGGCTCTTTCACATGTGTCTTTTTGGACGAATTTGCATTCGTTCCTTCTAATATAGCAGAAAATTTCTTCACATCTGTTTATCCAGTAATATCTTCTGGTAAAACAACTAAGATGATTATTGTTTCTACTCCAAACGGTATGAATTTGTTTTATAAAATGTGGACTGATGCTGTATCAAAAAGAAGTGAATATAAAACTTTTAGTATCCATTGGGGAATGGTTCCCGGAAGAGACGAAAAGTTTAAAGAACAAACAATCAAGAATACTTCGCTACGGCAATGGCAACAAGAATTTGAATGCGTTCATGGAGAAACTTTAATAGAAATTTTAGACACAAAAACAAATCAAACAATATCTATACCAATAAAAGATTTTTACGAAGATTTTGTTTGATTAAGACTTTTTTGCTTTATAAATATTATATTTTAGAAATATAGTTCATAATATGTGCGATAATTATAGAAAAATTTGGGAAAATCGTTTTGGGAAAATCCCTTTTGATGATAACGGAAGAACTTTTGAAATACACCATATAGACGGTAATAAGTCAAATAACGATATAAACAATTTATTGTGCGTTAGTATTCAAGAACATTATGAAATACACTATAAAAATGGAGATTATGGAGCTTGTGTTATGATAGCAAAACGCATGTCTTTACCTCCAAATTATATTTCTGAGATACAGAAAGGTGTTAAGAGACCGAGAATAGGTGGCGTTAAAAAGGGAACCAAACCTTGGAACAAAGGTTTAACTGGATATAAATTGAATTTAACTGAAGAAGGAAAGCAAAAACAAAATCAAGCAAAACCTAGAAAAATTTCAGAAGAAAATGTAAGGATAATTATAAAAAACTATAAAGATAGAATTTTTATAGAAGACGACAGAATAGGAAAAACGCAAAAAAATGGTAAAAAATTAACATACGAAAAAGCTTTTGCAGAATATTATTCTAAAATTTATAATGTTACTGATACTAGAATTTTGCAAATAATAAAAAATGTTTAAAGAAAATAATAGATATTTAATAAAAACCCCTTTAGGGTTTGAATCCTTTAAGGGTATACAAAATAAAAAAATTAATATATTATATACTTTTATTTTTGAAGACGGGGAATCAATAAAGTGTTCTGGAGGTCACAAATTTTTAACTGACATCGGATTTTTAGAAGCCAAAAATATAACTCTAAAAAACACGATAACAAACAAAAAAATAAAAGATATAGTAACAGAAAACGGAATTTTTGATGTATATGAACCTATATCTGTTGGAACGTATAAAACATATTTTACTAACAACGTCATTTCTCACAATTGTGATTTCCTGGGTTCAACAAACACCCTCATATCTGGCGAAAAACTTGCTACAATAGCATATAAAGAATCATTAAAAAAATATGCGGATATGATAGTTTATGAAGACCCTATAAAAGAATTTTATGATGAGGATACTGGAGAGTTATTAACTAGAGATCATTTATACGCAATGACTGTAGACGTTTCAGAAGGTAAAAATTTAGATTATTCTGCGTTTTCTGTTTTTGACGTTTCAACTATGCCTTATAAGCAAGTTGCTGTTTATAGAAATAACGCAATACCTCCAATGTTATACCCAACTGTTCTTAAAATGTGTGCTGAATATTATAATAACGCTCATGTATTAATTGAAGTAAATAATAATCCACAAATAGCAGACGTTTTAATTGAAGATTTAGAATATGAAAACGTATTAAAGGTTTCTTCTGGTAATAAGCGAGCACAAACATTATGTTTATACGGAGGTAGAAACGTTGCTATGGGATTAAAAATGAGCCCACTAGTTAAACGTATTGGTTGTTCTACTCTAAAAACCCTAGTCGAAACGGATAAATTGGTTATACAAGATTTTGAAACTATATCCGAATTAACAACATTTGTGCAAGACGGTCCTTCATATAAAGCCGAAGAAGGGGCAAACGACGATCTTGCTATGACTTTGGTCATATTTGGTTGGTTGGCAACACAAAAAATGTTTAAAGAAATAGTAGATCACGACCTCAGAAAACAACTTCAGTTAGAACATTTTAACTTTTCTGAAGAAGACCAACTACCTTTGGGCGAATTAGACAACGGATTAAAATTTGAACATTTTGTAGAAGGTAATTCCGTTTGGATAGAAACGTCTGACCCAGACCCATATAAACTTATTTTAAAGGATATGTTAGATTTTTAAAACGCTCAATTTTATAAATAATTATATCAATTTACACTATAATAGGAGATAAAAATGAGTGTTTTAAATATGTTATCCCCAGGAATTCAAGTAAACGAAGTAGATTTGACTACTATCGTTCCTGGAGTATCTACTTCTGTAGGAGCATTCGTTGGGGAATTCAATTGGGGACCAGTTAATCAACCAGTGCTCATTTCTAACGAGACGCAATTACTATCGGTTTTTGGAAAACCCACAACAGAAACTTCAGATTCTTATGTTGCTACTTCTTTCTTTTCTTGTGCAAACTTTTTGTCTTATACAAATTCTTTGTATGTAACAAGAACTATTAACGCAAATAGCGCATTAAATGCCTCAACAGACAGAACAGCAAATAAAATTTTAATTTCCAACGAAGACGCATACGAAAATAATTATTTAAATGCTAATAATGAATTCTTATACGGCGACTTTGTAGCAAAATATCCCGGAAAAATTGCCAATGGACTTCAAATTTCTTTGTGCGCAAATTCTGCTGGTTTTTCTTCTTGGTCTTATAAGAACTATTTCGATAACGCTCCAGGAACATCAACTTACGTCGCAGAAAAGACTGGAAATTACTCTGCCAATGACGAATTCCATATGATTGTTATCGACAGTTTGGGGAAAATGTCTGGTAAAGCTAATACAATCCTTGAAAAATTTGCATTTTTATCAAAAGCAAAAGATGCAGTAGATATTAACGGAAGAAGTTCTTATTTCAAAAACGTTTTGCTACAATCATCGAATTATTTGTATGTGTTAGACAACCCAGATTATGCAAATACAGCCAATACTTGGGGAAAACTTTCTTCAGACGTTGTTTCTTATGATTCTCCTGTAAACTTTAATGTTACGTTAAATGGTGGGTTAGACGGTTCTTCCCCAACTACTGCAAACGTTATTACTTCTTGGGATTTAATTAACGATAAAGACAAATATGAAATTTCTTTGGCTTTCTTGGGCGCAGCAGCACCAGATAATGACGCTACTCCAGTAATAGCGCAACACGTTCTAGACAATATTGTATTGGGCACAAGCGGAGAAACTCCAATTATTGGAAGAAAAGATTGCATGTTATTTGTATCCCCTCGACTAGGAGACGTATATAACCAATCAGGATTCGAAGTTGATAACATAGTAACAAATAATCTTTCTTTCTTAAACGTTTTGGATAGAAGTTCTTCTTATATGGTTGTAGATTCAGGTTGGAAGTACCAATTTGACCGTTATAATAATGACTTCCGTTGGGTCCCATTAAACGCTGATATAGCAGGACTTTGCGCATATACTGACACAGTAGCAGACCCTTGGTATTCTCCAGCAGGATTTAACAGAGGAAAAATCAAAAACGCAGTAAAACTTGCTTGGAATCCAAACCTAACACAAAGAGACGAATTGTATAAGAATGGAATCAATCCAGTAGTTTCTGTTACTGGCGATGGGGTTATCCTTCTTGGAGATAAAACTCTACAAAGAAAACCTTCTGCGTTCGATAGAATTAACGTTCGCAGACTATT